GATTCAAAAAAGGTATTAGAAACAAAGCTTTAACTATATAGCATTTCGTATAATGTGTGCAGGATTATGTTACTTGCACTTCACATTGCTACAAATAAAAATGCTCAATGGTATCTCCAGTGAGCATTTTTTTTGTCAATGTTGCTACGATAGGCAGAGCAGAGAAGTGCATTTAACATCAATCTGCATTATGCGAAATTAGCAGTCGAGGGGAGTCCACGTTTTCTAATGGTGGACTCTAGTCCGGAATTCCGGAATTATTTGATGATTTTCACTTTACCACTGCTGCCTACTTCTAATAATTCTAGGCCTTCATCGATTAGAATATGAACAATTTCACTATCTCTAAGTGGCTGTTGACCTTTTTGAATTAAGACTTTATTTAATTCAACAGCTTTTTTTCTTAATTGCTCTTGTTCCTCATCATTTATCCTGACGCTTTTAACCATCGTTTTCATACCTAATTTCCTAAATGTGGAAAATCATACATGTATTTTTGCATGCATGTATTGTATATGCATGCATACTTGTGTTAATTTCCGCCTATTGCATTCCTGCATGCATGTGGACACATTTAATGAACGATCATATTTGCATAAACATTCCATTCGCTGATCAATACGTTGTATGTGATCAGGAAGGTCGTTATGCATTTATTAATTTTGATCCTTTATGTATGGATATTCCGCTTGCATCACGTTCAGTACATATGAATGTAGATGGTACGCTCAATGCTTCAGCTTTATTTCATCCTTATGAGTCATTGCCAACACATTACACAGGCATGGCTTGTAAGGTTTTTTTTGACTCTGCATATTTTCCTTATGTTCAGATTAAGGCCAGTCCTGCGAAGTTACTCCAAGGACATAATGTATTCGCTGACATTTCGTTAGAGCAGGGTGCTGCTGAAATGCTTGGCTATTTGCATATGGCTTATCCTGAAATTTGTAAGAAGTTAGATATATCTAAAGCTTGGGTTTCATACATAGATGTTACTTATTCAGCACGTGTCAAAGATCAACATACTGCTAAGCAAGTTCTTGAGTTTTTGAGCCGTGTATCAAATGGCCAAACAAGAATTAGTAATAAACGTTATGACAGTACAACTTACTGGGGCGGGGAGACTTCGCGATTAATTAATCATAAATGCTATCTCAAGCATGATGAATATATTGTCCAGTTTGAGCATCAGAAACAGCTTGCAAAAAAGAACGATAAAGCAGCGATGCGAGTCGTAGAAGTTATGTCTGATATTCGTTTATACAATTGGACTGTCGGTTTATTACGTTTTGAATCACGTATGAAGAAACGTTGGTTAGAACGTAATGGTATACCTACCAACTTGATCGAATTAATTAAATTCGAGCGAGATAATCCTAATCTTTTGCAAACACTTTGGATAAAAGCCACAAGTAGTATTTTTGATGCTCTGAGAGGTCAAACTATGAAATTAACTGATGATTCTAGTGTTTATCGTGCAATTGAAACTTCTCAAGTAGTTTTAACTAAAAACGGTAAACCATCTCCAACACGTATTCGCAATTTATTTGCTGCTTTCTGTCTGATCCGAGAGAAAGGTTTAGAAGAAATTAAAACGACTTACGGTAAAACTCAATTTTATAAATTAGTTGCCGACTTATGTGAGTGTGGCTTTTCAAAAGCTTATCTCCAGAACCTTCATGATGAGAAGGCCAAAAACATCATTCCGTTCGTGAAGCTCGTTGAGATCGACTTCAATCAACAACTGCCTGATTGGTATGAAAAGCCACAGAGTAAGTTTAATTATCTAATTGCTTAGGAGCATATAGCATGAGCGCAATTGACCAACCAGTTTTAACAGTTACAGGCATTCGTAAATCCGAAGGTAACTTTAGTTCTGAAGGTAAAAATATTGATTTCAGTAATACGGTGGTAACTGTATTGCAGCCATTTACAGAAGAAGAAATTGCTTCTGGAGCAATTGGTATGAAGTCTACTGAGTACAAGATTAAAGGTGCACAGTTTTATCATGATTATCAGGGACAAAAACTTCCTGCCGATGCTCAATTAATTTTCCGACTTGATGTTAGTCGTAAAGTTCCAGTGGCTCAGTTAGTGGCTTTGGATTTTATAGATTCAAAAAAGGTATTAGAAACAAAGCTTTAACTATATAGCATTTCGTATAATGTGTGCAGG